ACTTGCGGAGTATTTTTTTAAGACTCTGCGCAAAAGAGAACAGGATTTAGTTGACAGTCTTTCAGCAGGGAATGTACAATCCATGGAAGATTACAAATATCATATGGGTGCGTTATCGGCGGTTCGCTCACTCATAGATGATTTAAAAGAAACGCTGCATATGGATGATATCGATGAATGACAAAGTCGCAGAAAATATAGAAGAAAAAGAAGAAGCCTCATCAGAACTTGATCAAGCTTTTGTAAAAGAAGAAGCAAGAGTTCTAGACCCCAAACTATTAAACAAATCATTGTTAGACAGAATGCCAACTCCAAGTGGGTGGCGTATTCTTGTGCTACCTTATAGAGGTAAGGGCGTTACTGAAGGCGGTATTCAGCTTGTTAAAGAAACCATGGATAGAGAGTCTCTATCTACAGTGGTTGCTTACGTTCTAAAGGTTGGCCCTTTAGCTTATAAAGAAACAGAAAAATATGGGAACAAACCTTGGTGTCAAGAAAAAGACTGGGTGTTAATCGGCAGATACGCTGGTTCTCGTTTTAGATTAGAAGATGACCATGAAGTTAGAATCATTAATGACGATGACATCATTGGAACAATTCTAGATCCTGATGATATTAAATCTTTATAAGAGAGGTAAAGCATGGCAAACGAAGCAGAAAATTTAGACATAGAAATTACAGACGAGAAGATTGAAAAGGCAGCAGTGCCTGAAAACAGACGAGTTGAAGAAACTGTAAGCGATGAAGCTGTTGAAGTTTCTTTGGGTGATGATTCTCAAGAAGTTTCTCCTGTAACAGAAGACGAAGTTAAAGAAGACTTTGAAGTTTCTCCCAAAGTAGAGGAACAAGCAAAAGATTTATCTGAAGTAGAGAAGAGAGCATCTCTAGCACAAAACAGGATTAACAAAGCAGTTGCTCAAGCCAAAGAGTTTCAAAGAAGAGAGCTGATGGCTGTTCAATACGCCAAAGATCTTAAAGATCAAAACGAAAAATTAAGACAACAACAAAAGTCTTTCTCTAGTAGTTACAGTGATGAGTTCACCAACAGGGTTGAATCTCAAATGACTTTAGCAAAGCAAGCTTTAAGACAAGCAACAGAAGCTCAAGATGCAGAAGCAATAGCCGCTGCTACTGAAGCTTTAACTTTAGCTACAACTGACAAAGCTAGGCTTCAACAATATTCTCAAGCTCAAAAACAATACGAAGAACAAGAAGCTGCTTATCAAGCTAATCAACAAAATCAACAACAATATCAAGCTCCAGAGCAATATGCTCAACCAGCTGAAGAATATAATGAGCCATCACCTAAAGCTAGAGAGTGGGCAAAAAAGAATACTTGGTTTGGACAAGACCAAGTTGCAACGTCAGTTGCCTTTGCAGTTCACAAGCAATTAGAGAACGAAGGCTTTGACACTGACTCAGATGAGTATTATAGTGAGATTGATAAGAGGGTCCAACAAGAGTTGCCCCACAAGTTTAACGTGGAAGCGAAGAAAAACGTCCAAACAGTCGCTTCAGCCACACGCAACACATCGACTGGACGCAAACAAAATCGTATTCAATTGACGCCAAGCGAGCAGGCATTAGCCAAAAAGCTTGGAGTGTCATTTAAAGATTACGCAATACAAAAAGCGAGGCTACAAAAATCATGAGCAAGAAAGAGATAAAAGTAACGAGAGCAAATAGCAACGATGACAGAGTCCCTAGAGACTCAGAAGCCAGAAGCAAATCTGAAAGGCCAAAAGCCTGGAAGATGCCTTCAGCTCTTGAGCTTCCAGAAGAAGCTGTAGAAATTGCAAAATCTCAAGGGATTGTTTATCGATGGGTAAGAGAATCTGTAGCTGGACAAGATGACAAAACGAATGTCTCAAAAAGATTTCGTGAAGGATTCGAGCCAGTTAGACCAGAGGAACTCCCCGGATTTCATGATTTGCCTATAGTCGATGATGGTCGACATGCTGGAATTATTGGTGTAGGTGGGTTAATACTGTGCAAGATACCGAAAGAAATCGCAGATCAGCGTAATGAATATTTCGCTAGCCAAACTGAAAACCAAATGAGTGCAGTAGAGAACGACCTGATGCGTGAAGAAAATCCCGCGATGCCAATCTCAAGAGAGTTGAAATCAAGGGTAACATTTGGCGGAGGCAACAAAGGATAACTTTGTTAACTCTTTAACAATTTTAATTTAGGAAATAACTATGGCAAACCAAGATGCTGCTTTCGGCTTAAAGCCTTCAAGCAAATTGGGTAGTAATGTAAACTCCGAAGGGACTACAGAATACTCAATTGCTTCAGGTGCAAGCGGAAACATATTTTCAGGCGATCCAGTTAAGATGATGAACACAGGTACTATTTTAGTAGCCGGTGCTGGTGATCAATTACTGGGAGTCTTTAGGGGATGCAGATATACCAATTCTAGTGGAGAAGTAATTTATTCTTCTTACTGGCCTAATGGTACTGTCTCATCAGACGCGGTGGCTTTCGTAGTTGACGATCCTAACGCATTATTTGAAGTGCAAAGTGCTGCAACTGGTTCAGTTGTACAAACTGTTGTTGGTAATAACGCCGACATCGTTTATGCTGCTGGCTCAACATCAGATGGACAATCTGGCGTTGAAATCAGTGGAACCACTGCTGCAACTTCAGCTCAACTAAGAATAGTTGGGTTTTCAGGCGATCCTGAGAATAATACTTTAGGTACTGGTTCTCAATCAGCAAACGTCAACATGATAGTCAAAATTAACGAGCACTTCTATGCTCAAACAACTGGAGTTTAATAATGGCTATTAATCGTTCACAATTAGCTAAAGAGCTAGAACCCGGTCTAAACGCCTTGTTTGGGATGGAGTATAATCGTTATGAAAACGAGCATGCTGAAATCTACGACACTGAGTCATCAGATAGAGCATTTGAAGAAGAAACCTTAATCGTAGGTTTCGGTAACGCACAAGTAAAAGCTGAAGGAAACGGAGTCGCATTCGACAACGCTTCAGAAGGCTATACTGCAAGGTACTCTCACGAGACTGTGGCGTTAGCATTTGCACTTACTGAAGAAGCTATCGAAGATAACCTCTATGACAGATTAGGCGCTAGATACACTAAGGCTCTAGCAAGATCTATGGCACATACTAAGCAAGTAAAAGCTGCTTCTGTATTGAATAATGCTTTCTCATCCAGCTTTACTGGTGGAGACGGTGTTGCTCTAGTAAGTACAGCTCACCCATTAACTGGTGGCGGTACTTTCTCAAACAGACCAAGCACTTATACTGACTTAAATGAGACTTCATTAGAAGATGCAATCATTTCTATCTCAACTTTTGTTGATGACAGAAACATGATTCTTGCTCTACAAGGAACTAAGTTGATCATTCCACCACAATTACAATTTGTGGCTGATAGATTGCTCAACACTCCTGGCAGAGTTAGCACTTCTGACAATGACATCAATGCTATTAAGAATATGGGAATGGTCCCAGAAGGTTATTCAGTTAACCATTTCTTAACAGATAACGATGCATGGTTCTTGAAGACTGATTGTCCTGATGGTTTTAAACACTTCGAGAGATCTCCTCTTTCAACTTCTATGGAAGGTGACTTTGATACTGGCAACGTCAGATTCAAAGCTAGAGAAAGATATTCTTTTGGTTTTTCAAACCCAAGATGTGTCTTTGCATCACAAGGTGCATAAACCCAATTTTATTGGTAAAGGGAGCTTCGGCTCCCTTTTTTTTATTTAATATAAAAGTTTGTTTATTTTTAGTTAATAAGTGTATAATTCAAGAAAAACCTGTGAGGTTTTATGAATACAGGATTACATGAATCTATAAGCTTGGCCAACTCTCCATGTAATGGAGTCTGCTCAACTTCCATGGCTCCCTTTGACGATATATGCCAGGGGTGTGGAAGAAATGTCGAAGAAATAAGAGACTGGGAAACCTTTCCAGACTTTAAGAAAAAAATTATTAATGTTACAAATTGGCTAAAAGGATATGAGATTAAACAAAAAGAAGATAAAATGAGTTTTATGTCCATAGATTCAAAGCAAAAAATAAAAGATATTCAAGGTAGATTAATTACCATTCAATCCCTTATAGAAATGGTAGGCAAAGATATGTTAGATGAGTTTGGCCATGATCCAGCAATCAAAGACTCTTATCAAGCTTTGTTTGATTCTAGAGAATTAATTTTAGAATCAAAAGAACACTTCCCCCAAGAGTCCTAAAGTAGTATAGTTATCTAAACCGAGGTAACTCGTTGCACCAACTGACTCGGCAGACTTACTCCAAGATGGGGCAACATATTTAGTTAGGAGACAATAATGGCTAAATCAACTTTTTCAGGTCCAGTCAAATCATTGGCAGGATTTATTTCAGCAGGGGTTAATAACTCTGTTTCTTTAACCGCAGATACTACTTTAACAGTAGATGCACATGCAGGAAAAATCTTGTTGTGTAATGATGCAGATGGTAAATTTACTTTGCCTTCAATCGTTACAACTACACCAAGCGATCCTACAGATCCTAATCAGACAAACAATATTGGTGCTACTTTCAATTTCTATATTGAAACAGCAGCTACTGATCTTGACATCAAAACTGATGGAACTGACAAATTCAAAGGTGCAATCCTTATCGCTGTAGATGATGGCGCTAAGAAAGCTTTTGTTCCAGCGGCAACTAATGATGTTATTACTATGAATGGTTCAACCAAAGGTGGAATCGTTGGAAGTATTGTTAGCTTTACAGCTATTGATACTGCAACATATCTTGTTCATAGTTCTTTGTTAATTGGTTCAGGAACTATAGTTACACCATACGCTGACGCGTAATTTAGGAGCTAACTATGTCAGGTAGAATTGTAGGCTCAGATGTAAAAACAGCTACTAGCACCAGCTCCGCTACTGGCGGAGCTGTTTTGCAAGCAGGCAGATCTAGATTAAGAGGTTATGTTATCGCAGGAGGATCTTCTGACGGTACTGTAACTTTTAGAGATGGCTCTGTTACTGGCACTACTCTTCTTATTGCTCCTTGTAATGCAAATGATACTGAAACTATGAATATTCCAGATTCTGGAGTTTTATTTTCAGATGGTATTCATGTTGTATTGAGTAATATAGACAGAGTAACTGTTTTTCATTCTTAGTTTTTAATTTTGTAGTAGCACTTTTATAGTGCTACTATATTTAATATTATGGCAGAACGAAAAAAAGCAAAGCCTATACGCAGAACAACTAAAGGTAAAGGCGCTAACTATAGACCTACTAAGTCTGGCGCTGGTATGACAAGAAAAGGTGTAGCCGCTTATCGTAAAGCTAATCCAGGATCAAAACTTAAAACTGCTGTAACAGGCAAAGTTAAAAAAGGCAGCAAAGCTGCTAAAAGACGTAAATCTTATTGCGCTAGATCTTTAGGCCAACTAAAACGTAGTTCAGCAAAAACAAGAAATGATCCTAATTCAAGAATACGTCAAGCAAGACGTAGGTGGAAGTGCTAATGGCTACTAAGAAAGACGCTTGTTATAACAAAGTAAAATCTAGATATAAAGTTTGGCCATCTGCTTATGCTTCTGGAGCTTTGGTTAAGTGCCGTAAAGTTGGCGCTAAAAACTGGGGTAACAAAAGCAGACAAAAAAAATCTTGCGGTGGAGAAGTTACCTTTGTTAAACCCAAAGGTTTTAAAAACATGCTTCCAGGCAAAAGAACAAAAACTAAATTAGGATAATGGCTAGCGATAGTTTAAAAAAATGGTTTGACAGAAATGACGGCAAAGGCTGGATTGACTGTAAAACAGGCAAACCCTGCGGTAGAAAAAAAGGTGAAAAACGTAGAAGTTACCCTGCTTGTAGACCAACAAAAGCTCAATGTACCTCAGCGGCTAAGAAAAAAACTAGCTCTAAAAGAATTAGCTGGAAAAAAGGTAGAGTTAAAAAATCAGAAGGTGATGTCGTAGAAATTAGAATTGCTAAAGGGTGTGGTAAAGTAATGAACGACAGAAGAAAGAAAACTAAGTTTTATTAGGAGTAATTATGTTTAAAAAAACTAAAGGATATGCTACAGGCGGCCCAGTTAAGGGAACTAAGTATATGGCTAAAGGCGGCGCTGCAAAAGGGACTAAGTATATGTCCAAAGGTGGAGCAGCCAAAGGCACTAAATATATGGCGAAAGGTGGCGCAGCTAAAGGAACTAAATATATGTCAAAGGGCGGCAAAGTTTAATTTGCACCTTAGATGTCATATTTAATTTCTAATATACCTCAGTTTAAATGCTGGGTAAGAAAAGAATTTACCGCTAATCATAGCAACTATCATGGAGAGTATTTGCATGCTCTTGCTATAGCTGTTAACACAATTCCAGACAGATCTTTGTCGTTTCAAGTTGTATTTACTGGATGCGAAATAGATAGTATGGAAGATGCACCAAATGTTCATGGTGGCGCTATGTGGGCAAGAATGCCTATACAAGCCTTAGTAGCAGACATACCTCTGCAAGAATGGCCAAATCCAATGGAAGATCATTTAGCTCAGCCTTGGGATTGTTTAAGTCATGAGCATTCTGTAATTGTTATGGACAGAGTTAGCTCATCTCCTTGGGTATGCAAAATAGGAGGAGAATTTTATACAGGAAAGTATTTATTTACTGTAGACTATACAGATAATTCTATAGCAGATGACCCAGCTCAACATAAGCAGTCACATGTGCTATATTTAACAGATGCTGGTGAATATACTGGCAATTTTGTAGCTTTACCTAATAATAGGGTAAGAGCAACAAATCCTGCTTTATGGCGTGTAGGCGAGGGAGCACCAGATTTTATGCCCTCTCAATGGACGCATTCAGCAGAACAACATGAGAGCTATATGGACCCGAATATAACATTTAACAATCTATACGCTCCAGAGGATTAGTTATGGCACTTTCAGGCAGTACAGATTTTGAACCAAACGTAGCTGAGTTCGTAGAGGAAGCATTTGAAAGATGCGGCTTAGAACTTAGAACTGGTTATGATTTAAAAACTGCAAGACGGTCTATTAATCTTATGTTGGCAGAGTGGGCTAACCGAGGTCTTAATCAATGGACAATAGAGCAAGATACTCAAACTGTTACTCAAGGAACAGCTGAGTACACTTTAAATTCTAATGTTATTGATATTTTAGATGTTGTTTTAAGACGTACAACAAACGGCGTTCAAACAGATATTTCTATTGAAAGATTAAGCAGAAGTTCTTACTTAAATATTCCTAATAAAACAACTCAAAGCATGCCTTCTCAATGGTTTTTAGATAAATTAAATTCCCCTGTTTTAAAAGTTTGGCCTACGCCAGAAAATTCAACAGATATTTTAGTTTTTAATAAAATGATTAGAATGGATGATGCTGATGCTGCAACAAATACTATGGATATGCCATTTAGATTTTATCCTTGTTTTGCAGCAGGGCTAGCATATTATATTGCAATAAAAAGAGCCCCAGAAAAAGCTCAATTATTAAAACAAATATACGAAGAAGAATTTGATAGAGCTATGT